TTTGAAGCTGCTTCAAGACAAGCAGTAACTAAAGAAGCTCGTAAAGAAGCTGCAGCAGATATGTTACTTGTTGTTGGTGATATGCCTAAAGAAGTAACTGCAGCAATTATAGAAGACCCTGCAGAAGTAGAAGCTAAAATGGATACACAGCCTGTTGAAGTTCAAGCAGCAGTAGCAGCACTCCCACAAGAAGCTTTAGTATCTTCACAAATGGAAAACCTTCTTGCTGGTATAGAAGAAAATAAAACACCAGTATGGGCTAGACCAGCTGTAGATGCTGTTAATGCTATGATGGCTCAAAGAGGACTATCTGCATCAACTGTAGGTAGAGATGCATTATTTAATGCTATTATTCAAAGTGCTTTACCTATAGCACAATCAAACGCAAGTGCTTTACAAGCTAGAGCACAGCAAAATTTAAGTAACGAACAACAAGCTAACTTACAAGAAGCCGGTCAAGTCATGCAACAAAGAATGGCTAACCTTGCTAATGAACAAACTGCTGCTTCACAAACTGCACAAATGGCACAGCAAGTTGTATTAAAACAAGGTGAGTTTGAACAACAGGCAGTAATGACTACAGCTCAACAAGAGCAACAAGTTAGAATGACTAACATTCAAAACGAACAACAAAAAGCTTCTCAAGAATCTTCACAAAGACAACAAATGGCTTTAGCTAATTTAGATGTTGGTTCTAAAATGGACCTTGCAAATCTTGAACAGATTAATGCAGCAAATAGAGAAAGCATGTCTGCAGACCAACAAGGAAGATTAACAGAGTATCAAGCTAAAATTAATAGAAATATTAGACAAGCAGAGCTTGAGCAAGATATGGAAAAAGCTAATCTTGATACTAGGTTAAAAGTAGAACTTACTAATTTATCAGAGCTTAATACTACTGATAGAGCTAGTATGTCTAATGACCAACAAATGAGATTAGCGAATCTTAATGTTCTTGTAGACTTTAAAAAGACTAACGCTAGTATGGCACAGCAAATGGACTTAGCTAACATGTCTGCTGAGAATCAAATGGAACTTGCAATGCTGCAAGAAAAAGCTGCTGCAGATAGTGCAAACTTTACAGAAGCCAACAGATTTAGATTACAAGAACTTACAACTACTGCTAGTTTCTTATCACAAAATGCAGAGATAAGACAAAGAGCAGAAATGGCTAAGTTAGGTGCTGAAGAAAAAATATCATTAGCAAACTTAACCTCTAGAAATCAAGCAGATAGTGAAAGCATGTCGGCTGAGAATCAATTTGAGTTAGCTGATTTAAATAAACGTATGGCTGCTGCACAAAAAAATGCAGAACTCGCACAACAATTAGGACTAACTGAATTAGGATTTGAACAAAATAGAGCAATGACTAATGCTCAAGTAAATGCTAATTTAGATATGGCTCAGTTTAATTTTGACCAACAAAGAGTTTTGTCTGATAGTAAGTTTATGCAAACAGCAACATTAACAAATTTTAATGCTGAACAACAGGCTGTTATGCAAGACGCAACAACATTAGCTTCAATGGATTTAGCAAACTTAGACTCAAGAACTAAATTAGCTGCACAAAATGCACAGGCTTTTCTTCAATTAGATATGACTAATTTAGGAAACGAGCAACAATCATATATGTTAAGAGCTCAACAAGACCAACAAAGATTATTGAGTAATCAATCTTTTGAAAATGCTGCTGCACAGTTTGGTGCTACAAGTCAAAATCAAACAGAACAGTTTATGAATAGTTTAAATGCACAAATGCAACAATATAACTCTTCACAAATAAATAACATGGAACAATTTAATGCTCAAAATTTAAATGCTGCAGAAGCTAGAAGAGTTGGTAATGAAGTACAAGCTGAATTACTTGAGTCTCAATTAGCTACTGATGTTGAAAAGTTTAATAGTCAACAAGATTTTGCAAGAGAACAATTTAATACTCAGAATGAAGTAGCTATAGCACAGTCTAATGTACAATGGAGAAGACAAGCTAATACAGCAGATACAGCTGCTATAAATGTTGTTAATCAAAAAAATGCACAGAATGCATTTGGTCTTACTGCTGCCGCTAATAATTTTTTATGGCAAGAGTTAAGAGATGAAGCAGATTTTGATTTTAAAAGATGGGACAATGACCAACAAAGAAAAGCATCGTTACTTATTGCAGCTTTAGGTAATGAACAAGGTGTAAATAAAAAAGATAATTGGGATACTAATTTAAGTTCTATTGCAAGTTTATTAGATGGCTGGTTAGATTAAAAGGAATTTATTATGGGAAAATTAAGAAAAATAGGAAAGAAAATTGGAAGAGGTATTAAGTCAATAGGACGTAAACTTAAAAAAGGATTGGGTAAAGTTGCTAGAGCTTTTGGTAAGTTAGGTCCTTTAGGTTCTATTGCATTAGCTTTTATTATTCCGGGAGTAGGAGATTGGCTTTCAAAAATGGCTAATGGTTCAGGATGGTTTCAACCTATTGCAGAAGGATTAGTAAACGCTGGTAATTTTGTAAATAAAGGAGTTGGTAGAGTATTTAATAGAGTTACAGATGCTGTAGAATGGAGTATGAATACTGTTAGTAAAGCAATGCCCGGAGGAGAGGGTGTGATGGGTACTAATTTTAGAAATTGGGCAAGTGGGGTTACTGATGGATTTATTAGTCCTGCTAAAACAGCAGACACTAAAGCAATTAATTTAACAAAATCAATTTCAGACGATATTATAACAGTATCTGATGATGCTATAAGTGGTGGAGAAAGTGTTGTAAAAGTTGTTAAACCTAAAAAATCTTTTCCTAAAATAAGAGAAAACTTTAAAAATCAAGAAACATTTAAATTATATGATACAGAAGACCCTAATATGTTTGGCGAACGAAAATATGATTCAGTAAAAGCTAGAGTTAAAGATAGTAAACAATATGATGTTTATAAAAAAATAACTCCTATTCAAGCCATTGGTTCTGATATTATAGCTACAGAAGACTATGAAAAATACGCAGCATTAGAAGCTAAAAAACAACAGGCTGCTTATTTTACTAATGTAGGTTCTAAAAATTTAGTAAGACAACCAGACCCTAATGTAAATTTTATAGATTTTAATCAAGGAAGCCCTACTAATAATGATATAATAATGTTAGAAAATTCTTATAGTGGAATTTTAGGAACTTAAGGAGTACTATATGGCAAAAGAAATACCACAGAATTTACAAGAAGTTTTATTTGAAAAATCAATAGCAGGTCAATCTTTAACTAATTCACCAGAAAATAAATATGCATGGGAGCAACCACCGGAATACACTTCTGTAAAAAAAGCTAGGGAAGATATATTTTTAAATTTGTTAGAGCCTGATAAAATTAGAAATGTACAAAAATTAATGAGTAATAAAGTTTCAGTTAATGCTATAGCCGAAGTTGTTTTAACAGAAGGATTTAGAAAAGGTAAATTTAATCCAGACATGATGTTAAATTTATTAGAACCTACTATGTATATGTTAATGGCTATTGCTGAAAAATCAGGAATAGAGCCTGTAGTAGAAAGTGATTCTTTAGAAGAAGGAGATGAAGAAGTAGCTAATAAAATTTTAAATGAATCTAAATCTTTAGTAAAAGAAGGTGGGGCATTTAGAGATGCTAGAGTTCAAAATATACAACCAATGTCTGTAGGTAATGACATAAAAGAAAGATTAGATAATTTAAATATAGAAAAAGTTCAACAAAGTATTTTACAAAAACCAAAGCCTGAGTTACAAAAAGGTGGAAGTTTATTAGGTAAAACAGGAGTTTAAAAATGGCAGATAGTTTTAGTGATATAATGAGTAACTATGAGAATACAAGTTTAGAAGAACTTGGTTCATCTTTATTATCTAGACAAGAACAAATTAATAAAGAAAATGCTAAAGAAGCTAAAAAGTCTCAAAGAATAGGACAGGCTTTAGCTTTAATTGGGGTGGGTCAACAAGTTTTTAAAGCTTCTTATAAAAGAAGAGAAAAAGAATTAGAAGATAAAAAAATTTTTGAAATAGCAAACAATAATGAACAATCTCAAAAAATTAATGCAATGGGAAATATTTTACAAGCTTTTCCAGATAACTATGAAGCTGATAAATCTCTTGATGAAAGAGTTGCTTTATATATGGAAAGTCCTAACGCAGATATATTAGAACAAAAATTAAAAACATCTTTAGATTCAGCTATAGAGCAAGGAAATATTTTTGACGAGTACTCTACTCTAGTAGGAAATAAAACATTATATAATGGAGTTAAGAAAACAGCACTTGAAAATGTAGTAAGATATTATTTAGACGGTAATAAATATAAAGAATTTGATAAAGAATTAGGTCAACTTTATGGTGATTTAGATAGACAAGACTTATTATCTAAAGCTATGAATTTAACTCCACATGAATTAACTAAAACAGAAAGAATATATTTTGATAATTTAAAAAAGAAATATCAAAATGTAGGAGTTATTGATGGAATTAAACAAGCATTTAAAAAATTAGGTAAAGTTCAAGAAGAAGCTGGACATATTAATTTATTTAAAAAAATAGATGAAAATACTATTTATGGTGATATGGATAATGTATTAAGTAATTTAAGTTTAAGAGGAGTTATAACAACTTCTGTTCAAGAAAGCATGGTTGCTGTAAAAAATAATTCTAAAAGATATATTTTAGAAGCTAATGAAGATACTCAATTACAAGAAACAACAAGTGTGTTTTTAAATCAATTTGATATAAATCAAAATCAAAGAGCCCAATATAATAAAAAAGATGCTATGGGTGAGATATACAGAATGGCTGGAAAAAGAGGAAGGTTTGAAACTTTTTATAATGATGTTAAAGAAAATACTGTTGAAATTGGACAACTTACTAGAGACGTAGCTGCAGTAGATAAATTATTAGCTGACAATATAAAGTTAGCTGAAAATATATATACATTTAATTTAGAAAAAATAGGCGAAGAAGTTACTGAAAATAAATTAATGTTATTTAGAAAAAATATTTTAGATGATAGTTATAGATTAAATTTTTCTATTATGACTGTAGCAAATGAAGGATTTAAAACCACTTCAATGGCTTTAGGTAATAGAGGAAAAGAACATTATGACGGAACAGGTATTATCGGCAATATTCAAAAAATTTATAGCTATGATAGATTTTCTGGAATGGTTCCATCTTTAATTAATGATGGTATTATGACTCCTAGTGAAACTAAAGAAGGTTTTGCAACTGATGAAAACTGGGAACAAATGGACGAGCAAAGTCAAAGAGAAGTTTTTGATGTTCATTTTAATAATATTAATAATTCTAAACTTAGTGAAGGTAATAAAAATGCATTGTTTGAAAATTTATTTGACAAAGTAGCTAATCCAGATAATTTTAATTTTGAAGAATATGTTTTGTCAAAAAATTATAAACAGTTTGTACCAAGCACAACAGGTATTCCAATGACAAGAACATTAAGTCCTAGAGCAGCTGTAGCAGAAGATAGAAAATTAAAAGATAAAGAAAAGTCTGACGAGTTTTTAACCTCTATTAAAAATTCTAAAAATGAAATTATTCAAAGATTATATAAAGATGAAGGCTATCGAACTAATGTGTATGAAGACAGTGAAGGATTTTTAACTTATGGAATGGGACATAAATTAACTAATGAAGAAAAAGAAATTTATAAAAAAGGTGACTATGTTCCTTCTAATGTAATTAAAAAAGTTACTACAAAACAAGTTGAAGAATTTACTAATTTAACAAATGAAGCAATGAAAGAAAAAGGTTTATTAAATTCTAAATTATATGAAAATAACAAAGATATGTTTGTATCTTTCTTTTATCAACTAGGTAAAGATGGTGGATTAGCTTTTAATGATATGTGGGATGCTATTAATAGAGGAGACGCCAGAGCCGCACATGATGAAGCTTTAGATTCTTTATGGGCTAAACAAACTCCTAAACGAGCAAAACGATTTGCAAAAATGTTATTAGAAAATGTCTAAATTATTACAGCAAGCTTACGCACAGCTAGAAGCTGATAGAAAAAAACAACTTGAAGAAGAAGAAGAAAAGAAATTAAATTTATCTTCTATGTATCAAGAAATGTTTCAACCAAAAGAAGCTCCTATAGGTTATTCCCAACTTACTGACCTTGATAATGTTATAAAATCTGAAACAAAACCTACTTCTATATATAATACTAAAAAGAAAAAAAGTCTTACTGAACTATATGAAGATGAAGAATTTTCAACAAGGTCTGAAAGATTTTTAGAAGGTGTTGGTAGTAATGATAATATATTTGAATATCTTAGAGATTCAGAATATAGTTTATCTTCTGCTATGGTTCGTTCTTTTCAAACAGGTAAGTGGACAGACGAACAAAAAGAAGATTATGTTTATTTAAAAAATGAATTTAATAATACTGAATTAAAAGGATTTAAAGAACATTTTGGTTTAGTTAAAGATATAGTTGGTGATGTTGTTTTAGACCCTTTAAATATTTTAGCAGCTATGTTTGCAATACCTAGTGGTGGTGTAACTGGTGGAGGTCGTGCAGCTATAGGTAAAGCACTTCAACAAAGTACAAAAGCTTTTACTGAAGCTAATTTAAAAAAAGACATAATTAAAAAAACAGGTAAAGAATATGCCTTGTACGGCTCTGCTGAAGGATTTGGATGGGGTGGGTTACATAATTATTTTATGCAAGACATGAATGTTGATTTAGGTTTAGTTGATAAAATAGATTTATCTCAAACAGCAGCTTCTGGTTTAATTGGTGGTGTGGCTGGTGGATTATTAGGAGCTGGTATAGGTGGAGCAATGGGTAAAAGACATTCTAAATTTGCTGCTAAAGAATTTATGTATGCTAACGAAGATGCTGTTAGTTTTATAGGTCCTAAACAAAGAAAAATTGAATTAGAAAACTGGGAAATTGACCAAGCTACTAGAGAGGTAGAAGATTTAGATTTAGTAGGACAGGACGAAGATATATTTTTTAATATGGATAATGATTTAGATTTTACATTATCTATGAAACAACGTATTAAAGAAACTGTACGTAATAATATACCTAAATTAAAGAAAAAAAATCAACATCAATTAAATTGGCTAATGGCTAGAACAACAGGTAAAGCCACTACAGAATTTTTAGAAGATGCTAAAACTTCTCCCTTACTTCAAAACTTTTTAAGAAAAATGAGACACGATTATGATGTAGGAACTTTTGTAGAAGGAGAACGTAGTATTAAAAAAGCTAAACTAAGAAATGGTGAAGAAAGTCCTTGGTCTTTTGGTGAGTTTATAGGCAGAAAATTTGGTCAATATCATTATGGTTTAAACAAAGCACTTAATAATTTATATAGGACAGGATGGCAAGCTAAAATAATAGACAAACAAAACGATGCTTTATATGCGTTATTATCAGATAAAAACATAGGAGTTAAATCTGGACAAGGAAAAAGAACTATAGATAAAATATTATCTGAAGGTGGTGAGTATAGAAGTGGAGCTAACTTATATAAAATAGACGCTGACATAGCTAATGCATATACAGGAATAAGAAATTTATTAGATGATTCATTTGATGAAGCACAAGCATTAAATTTATTCCAACCTAATACAATTAATAATGGTGGCTTTTTCCCAAGACTTTATAAGTTTGATGTTTTATTAAGAAAACAAAGTGTATTTGTAGATAAATTAATTAAGTCTGGACATGCAGATACTATAAATGACAAAGCAATAATAGAAGTTATTACTGAAGACGGTAGTGTTGTAAAAGGAAATGCAGCAGGAGACATGGGATTAGATTCTGAAATTTTTGAACTGCAAGGAAAGTATGGTGTAACTTCTTTTGAAGAGTTAAGTGAAAAATTATTAAAAGAAAAGAAAAGACCTTATACTAAAATTGAAATTGATGAAGGAGCTAAAAGATTAAAAGCTGAAGAAATAGTTAACAGCATGATTGACCAAAGATTTACTCCTTATGAATTAAGAAAAGCAGGTGCTAATAATTCATTAGGATTTTTTCAATCAAGAAGATTTAATAAACTTAAAGATTCTGATATTTCAGAATTTTTAGAAACAGATGTTCAACAAGTATTAGAAAACTATTTTACTAATATGGCTCAGTCTCAGGGACGAAAAAAATATTTTGGAAATACTCTTAGAGAATTTCAAACAGAAAAATTAGCTATTGTAGAAGAACTACAAGCTGGTGGAATGAGTATTATAGAAGCCAATAAAGTTGGTGATGGCATTGAAAAAATGTTTAAAAGAGTTACAGGACTAGAAACTTTTTCAGATAGTATATTTAAAAATAATACATTTGGTAAAAATTTTTCTGATATAGTTAAATTTTCTCAACAAGCAGCCCATTTACCTTTTGCAACTTTATCTAGTATTACTGAACCTTTAATTTTATTATCACGTGCAAGTCCCGGAGATACTAAAAATACATTAAATACTATTAGAAAAAGTATTGTTAAAGAAGGCTCTAATTCATTTGATAGAATGTGGAAATTTATGCAAATGGCAAATGGTAAAAAGGTTAAAGGTTGGAAAGATGTTGATGATGAAGTCTGGGGAGAGCTATATCAAACTGGATTAGCTTTAGAACAATCAGTACAAGAAAGAATAGAAGGATTAGCAGGTGAAGCTTTAAATAATCAATGGGCTAAAAAAGCACAGCAATTCTTTTTTAAAAGTAATTTACTTACTCAATGGACAAAAGCTGTTCAATTAGCTTCTTTTACTACTGGCAAAAGATTAATAAAACAAAATACTGAACAACTATATTATGGTAAAACTTTAACAGGTAGAAAACTTACAGATGTTAATAAACAATATTTAACTAAACAATTAAATGAATTAGGAATAGATGATAAAGAAGCTTTAACGTGGTATAAAAATTCATTAAATAAACACGGTAAATACGATTTAAATAAAGCAAGAGGAATGGACGGTGCAGGTAATGTTGTTAAAGATAGATATAATAATGTTTCTTTTAATGCTGATTTTTACAGTCAAAATGTTATAGGTGGTGCTAATAGATTTACTAAAGAAATTATTCTTAATCCAAGTACTGCAGAAGCTAATAGACCTTTATGGTTTTCAAGTCCAGCTGCTCAATTTTTAGTACAGTTTGCGGGTTATCCTACAGTATTTAATAATACTATTCTTAAAAGATTTGTAAATGAATCAGTTAAATATAAAGAAACAGCTACTCCTAAAATATTAGCTACTTCAATTTTAATGACAGCTGTAGCTCATGTAGGTAATGAAATTAGAAGTAATGGTAAAGCTACTCTTGATTACGAAACTGGTAAAACTAAAAGTGATTTAGCTATTATAGGAGATGCTGCAAGACGATGGGGAGCTTATGGTCCTGCTGATTATGGTTATAGGTTTGAATCTGAAATAAGTAGAAATGTTGGACCAGTAGCTGGAACTATTAAAGCTGTCGGTGGTCCTGTTGTTCAAGATGTAGCAGATGCAATACTTTATAGAAAAGGACTTGGAGAAATAACTGCTACAAATCTTCCTTATTATTCTGCTTATGATTTATTTTTTGGTGAAGGAACTAAAAAAGAATTACGTAGATATGTTTCAGGTAGAAAACCTAAAAAAGAACCTAAGTTTAAACCTTTATTTAGTAAAGGTGGTATAGTTAAAAATGTACCTAATGTTACAGACGAGCCTGACGAAATGCAAAGCAGAGTTACAGGAGAACCTTTTAATGCAACATCAGAGGCTGCACAAGATATTGAAGATAGAGAACTTAAAGGACAAATGAAAGGACTAGGATTATGAATATAGAATTATGTAAAGAACAAATTAAAAGACACGAAGGCGAAGTCCTTGAAATCTATGAGGATAGCTTAGGCTATAAAACTCTAGGAGTTGGACATCTTTGTCAACCTAATGACCCTGAATATAATTGGGAAGTAGGCACAAGAGTATCTCAAGAAGTAGTAGATATGTATTATGAAAATGATTTTAATAATCATTACATGGAAGCTATACATGTCTTTGGAAGTGAAGAAGGTTTTTATAATCTTCCAGAAGATATACAACATGTCTTAGTTAATATGTGTTTTAATCTTGGAGGTAATAGACTTTCTAAGTTTCGTAATATGATGAAAGCTTGTAGAGAACATAACTGGAAAGAAATGGCTGTACAAATGGAAGACAGTCGTTGGTATGGACAAGTAGGTAGACGTAGTAAAGAATTACAAAATATGGTATTAGGAGTATGAAATGAAAGCATTATTAAAAAACATAGTTGGAGCTGTTGCACCTACATTAGGAACTGCCTTGGGTGGACCGATGGGAGGAATGGCAGCTAACATGATATCAGAAGTGTTAGGTGTTCCTAATACTCCAAAGGCTATAGAAAAAGGTTTAGCATCTGCTACTCCTGAACAAATGTTAGAACTTAAAAAAGCTGAACAAGCTTTTGAAGTACAAATGAAAGAGCTTGAAGTAGACGTGTTTAAATTAGAAACACAGGACGGACAAGATGCTAGGAATAAATTTAGTAAAGACTGGACAGCTCGTATTATGGGTGTGGCTGTTGTGGGTGGTTTTATGGGATATATATTTCTTGTTACTTTACAACCGCCAGAGCAAAATTCTGAAGCTCTTATAAATTTAGTGCTAGGATATCTTGGTGGTTTAGCAAGTGCTGTTATATCTTTTTACTTTGGAGCTTCTAACACTCAGAAAGACTAATGGATTCAGCAATAGCATTAATAACTGAATTAGGTTTTCCTATAGCTGCAGCACTTGGATTAGGTGCTTTTGTTTGGAAATTAATTAATAGAATTATTGATGGTATGGAAACCAAACTAGATACTTTAGATGATAAAGTACAAACAGCTTTAGATACTATGGAAGAAAGAGTATCTACAAAACTTGATAGTCAATATGGTATTATAGTAAGTTTAATAGATAGAATAAGAGCATTAGATAATCAAAGCATTAGACAAGATGTTCTTTTAAAAACTTTATTAGGTGTACCTAATTTAGTAGATATAGACAAAATAGCAAAAGCAAATAGAAATGACCAAAGAAAAGATTAATACAATAGATGACATACACCCAATGACACAAATTACAATAGCTTCTATAATTCAAGTTTGTGTACTAGGATTTATGTTGTTATCTATGTTAATAATTAATAATTTATTTTAAAAAATATGAAATTAATACCAACATTTAAAAGCGATAAAACTATAAGGAACTGCAAGTTTTGTATGTTCTTTTGGACTATGCTTATTATGTTTTGGTCTGTTAATAGTTTAGCAGACGAAGTTGTATTTAAGTTTAAAAGTCCCAGTTTTAATGGTGTAAACACTAGCTCACATTATCTTACAATCCAGAACCAAGAGTTTAATCGTAAGCAAGCTCTTAAAGCAGAAATAAAAGCTTTACAAGATGAAATAGAACGAGATAAGGAAAACACAACTCTTGCACGTTTTGTTCGTAACCTAGAATCTAGAATTTATGCACAACTTTCTAGACAACTAGTAGAAAATTTATTTGGAGAAATGCCATCTGATAGTGGCATATTAGAATTAGAAGGCAATACTATTGAGTATAATGTTGTCGATGGAATAATAACCTTGATTATAACGGACAGTGATGGAAATTCTACAACGATTTCTTTGCCTATCGGTACTTTTACTTTCTAGTTGTGCAGTTATATGGGAGAATGACGACTTAGTATTAACTAAAAAAATACAGTCTGCTTCTACTTTAGAACTACAATCAGAAGAATTAAAAAATTTACCACCGGCTAAGAACAAACCTACAATAGCTATATATCCTAATAGTTTTAAAGACTTAACAGGACAACGTAGAAGTAACAGCACCTTTGCTTTGTTTAGCACAGCAGTTACACAAGCACCAGAAGCTTTTTTAATAAGAGCTTTTAAACATACGTCTAACGGAAAGTTTTTTAGAGTTGTTGAAAGAGTAGGTTTAGATGACTTAGTAAAAGAAAGACAGCTTATTAGAAGCACTCGTCAAGAGTTTGAAGAAGATAACAAAATGAAACCTTTGTTATTTGCAGGGATTTTAGTTCAGGGTGGAGTTATTAGTTATGAAGCTAACTTAAAATCTGGTGGTATTGGTGCACGTTATCTAGGGATTGGAAATTCAAAATCTTATAGAGAAGATACAGTAACTATATCATTAAGATTAGTATCAGTATCAACAGGAGAAGTGTTAACAGAAACATTAGTTTCTAAAAGCATTATATCCACAAGTATTTCGCAGGATATATTTCGTTTTATCGAGGAGTCTACTGAACTAGTAGAGATAGAAGGTGGTGTAGCTGAGAATGAGAGTGTGTCTATAGCTTTGCAAAAGGCAATAGAGACAGGGGTTTTAAATATAATAAATATAGGAATAGAGAGGGGCTATTGGGAATATGAAAACATTAAAATTAATGAGCCTAGTTGCACTGATGATTGTATCAGTAGCATACGGGGCTGACAACGAAATATATGTAGAGCAAAGTGGAGCTACTGCTAATTTAGATTTAGAGCAATTAGGTTCGGCTAACTTGATAGGAGGATTACAATCTTCTGCAGGTTCAATGACAGCACTAGATTTAGATGGTGGTACAATGACGCTTGATGTAAATCAAATAGGAGACACTAACAAATTTTTAGGAGACATTACTGCTGATAACTTTGTAGGTTTCTTTGAGTTTGATGGTGATACAAATAATTTTACTATACAAGTAGACCCTACTAATACATACGGAGCTGATGGCTCTAATGTTAATGTAGATGTTACTGGTAGTACAAATACTTTTACACTTGATTTAGCTACAAGTTCTATGGCTAGTAACACAGATTTAGATTGGATTATTAACGGAGATAGTAACGTAATCAATGCTGATATAGACTACGATGGTGGTACAAACTACATGGACATAGATGGAGATTCAAATACTGTAAACTTTGATGGACAAGGGTATGCAGGTGGGTACTTTTATCTTGACCAAACAGGTAACAGCAGAACTTTTAACATCAATCAAATGAGTACAAACGATAATGACTGGCTTAAAATACTTTCTACTGGGTCTAATGGTACTATCTGTGTCATTCAAAATGACGGGGGAAGTTCAGTCGGTTGTTAATATTGGTAACATAACTGAATTAAATGGAGCAGGTCAAGTTGTAAGAGACAAGACCTATCAAGCTTCTATAGACTTAGACATAAACAGCTACGATAATGTCCAAACTTCTAATGGGAGATTGGGCATTACTTTTTTAGATGACAGCCAAGTTAGATTGACTGAGCATTCTCAATTAATTATAGATGAATTTATCTATGACCCTGACCCATCTAAATCTAAGATGGCTCTACAATTTGCTAGTGGAACTGCAAGGTTTATTACTGGTAAGTTAGCTACAATAGACAAAGAAAATATTCTAATAAAAACTCCTAGTGCTACGATTGGTATACGTGGTACAGACTTTACTGTGACTGTAGATGAACTAGGACGTTCTCTTGTTATTCTTTTACCTGACAACAATGGTCTACCTAGTGGTGAGATAGTTGTTGCAACAGCTATAGGACAAGTAGTTCTTAACAAACCTTACCAAGCTACTACAGTTTCAATGTTTGAAGCTGCACCAAGCAACCCAGTTATTCTTGACTTGACACTTGAGTTAATTGATAACATGTTAATCATTAACCCACCAAAAGAAAATTTAAATGTTCAAGGAGAAAATAGAAATAGTAATACTACTAACATTTTAGATGTTGACTTTTTAGAGTTTGATGATTTAGAAGTAGATTACTTAGCAGGAGATGAACTTGAGTTTACAGAATTAGATATTAATTATCTTGATGTAAACTTTCTTGAAGACTTGTTAGATATAATAGAAGACGTTAATGAATTAGAACAAACAGAAACTTTACTTAACACATCTATAGATTTAAAAGGTACTAAAGTAGGCTACGATTCTACTACACAAATAAATACTTTTCTTACAGACAACCTTATAACTTTTTATAAATCTTTAGAAGATACAATAAGATTAGATTTAGACAAGTCAAATGCTTACACCATTATTATGATACAAAATGGTAAGAGCACACAGATTATAGTTAATGGTGGAGGAGACTCTACTATTAAAATTACACAGGGAGACTAGCATGAAGTGGGCAATTACCTTATTAACTTTATTAACTTTACCTCTCCTCTTCAACCTCGCACCCTTAGAAGTAATGAGACTCAAGACTTTTGATGCTCTTGTTACAACTCCAGAACCAACTGGATACTTTTCAATCCTCAACATAGACGAACAATACCTAGATGAACAAGGTGGATATCCCTTACCTAGAGATACACTTGCAAAAATTCACAAAGATATAATGGACGCAGGTGCGTTAGGTGTTGGTTGGGTAATGTTATTTCCACACCCTGATAGACTAGGAGGAGACGATGCGTTTGCTTTAGAGCTTTCAAAGTCTCCTAGTGTTATAGCTATGCCTGAAATATCCAACGGGTTATATCCTTCTACAGTAGGTACAGTTATTAAAGGACCAATAGTTTCGTTACCAAAAGCACAGGGCTTTTTAGAAAACATAGATGTATTAAAACAATCAGCAGGACAAGGTGCTATATCTGCACCGGTAGATGTAGATAACTTAGTAAGGCGTATACCTTTACTACAGCAAACAGACAATGGGTGGGTAG